TGTTGCTTGTACGTTGACAGGCATTATACTGGCAAAACGTTGCGGTCTGGTGCAGTATGACACCAAGAAACTGTTTCAGTGGGCTGTAGAACGTTTGAAAGAGAACAAACGTCAGGTCGAGGACATGAGTATATCTGTTGAGGAAACACTTAACGACTACATACACGAACATTGGAGCAATGTGCTATGGATAAAAAGCACAGAAGACCTGCGTAAACAGGAGGGTGACGTGGCTAACCTTGTTATACCTGAAGCTTTACCAAGGGGTAAACTTGTAGCCCGATACGAGACAGATTTGAAACGTGCCTTTCTTGTGCCTAAACCTTTGAAGGCATGGTGTGGTGAGCATCAGATAAACTATAACTCGTTTCTACAAGACCTTACAACTAAGCTGGGGGCCACAAAGATTAAGATGCGATTGAGTAGAGGCACACACATGAACTTACCACCCACATGGGTTATACAAGTTGACTGTTCTATAAACGATGAGATTACGGCAGGGAATATTAAAATCGGATGATTTAAACCCTGATGGGGTACGAATAGTCGTAAACTGGGGTAGTATGGTAACAGGTTCCTCTGTATTCATCCTCTGTGTGAACGTTCAGGAGGCTATAAAGCAAATAAAAAACGTAGCAAAAACAAAAGGTTGGGACGTGAAAACACACGTGCGTGTAGAGAATAACAAATTAGGTGTTCGCATTTGGAGAATTTTGTGATAAATGTAGGGTGACAGGTTACACTTGTCACTCTCTTTCTCTTATGTGACCATCTTCGGGTGGTCACTCTTTTTAATCAAAAAAAGTATAATCTTCATCAAACTGTCGTTCGTGCATAGTAATTAAGTTTTTATTCCCAGATGATATGGACACACCATTGTGCTGGCGTATGTTTTTAGACTGTTCTATATGTCTTTTCATAGATTTTGATATTGAATCGCCTGTAATCGCTGATAGAGGATGCCGTTTATTGTGGGCAAGTAAATCTTTTAACGCTTTATTCATCAGTTCTGTGTTACCTGTCCGTGCAGCGACATAGTATTGTTTTAGTATTTTACTCTTCTTCTTGTTAACCGCTGTGTCTATGCCCTTCTTTATATTGTTCTTCTCCATAGTGTTTGTATATTCGACAGGAGGAAAGCCAAACAAGATACCTGCCAAATCCCCACCTGTAACGTCATCGAATATGGGATCGCCCCTTCGTGTTTCATAACCCTCTCTGGTTAGTCTGCCACTTATAGGCGTAGGCACAGTTTTGTATATATTTGCTATCCCTGGGGGTAAAAAGTTCTCTATGCTACGCTCTACCTTACCATCACTTGCGTCTTTGAATCCTTGCTCTATTCTTTTTACAGTGCTGAATGCAGGTCCACCGAAGTAGAAGAACAAAGATTCCTCTAAAGAAGCATCCTTATTGTATCTGTTTTCGTTTAGTAAAAGACCTGTTAAGCGTATTCTTGTCGCTACATCCACTCCTGTTAACGAGTTGACAGCTCCTTTGAATCCTTGCTCTCCTATGTAGCTACGTACAATAGAGTCAAAGTCCTCTTCCTCATCATCCAAGAAGAACAAGTTAGATATAACTTCAAACGCCCCGTAAAGCGGTATACCTTGCACTCCCGCGAAAAGCAATGAACTAGCGTGAACACCTATTAACTTGTTACGAGCTATCCTCTTAGCGTTAAGCCTTTCTTCACGCTCTTGAGTTGTTTCTCCCTCTACAGGAGCGAACATGTTATCTAAGTATTCTTTGCTTGTTTGCATCATGGTGGTGTACATACGTATGCCGTAACTTTTATACATTAAGGCTACACGTCCCAGCCCCTGCTGCGCCCAGCGCGGTGCGGTTTCTAATACAGCACCACCGTTTGTCTCTTGTGTTTGTCGTAACGCTTTGAACGCGGCTTCTTCTTCACTTAATTTACCATCCTGCAGAGCCAGATCATATGCAGCCATTAATGTTACTTGCCTATTTAGCCTTTCTGCCTGATTGAATGGTATGGCTGATATGGCTACAGTATTGTTCATTAAAGACCGCCAGTCGCCTGTCTTTCGTCTTCCTGCCTCGTCAAGTCCTAAAGCATCCATCATAAACGACCTCGTTAACTGTCCCCTGGATTGCGCTACTTTTACAAGTGTGGCAAACTTCTTTAGTTCTTGTGCTTCTTCAGGAGATACTTTCAGATCTTTCTTTAACACGTACTGCCCGTTTATAACCTCAAAATAATTATCTAAAGAGTTTTTCGCGTTGGCTACCCGTCTATACGCGTTTGATATGGCTTTACCTGCGTTAGCTAGCCCATATTCTGCCCCTAAGTAAGGATAAACAAACAACGGTATTTGAGATAGGTTTACCACAGCTGATGATACGTTAAACCCTATGGTGTATAGAAAAGCTCCTTGGTTAGCGTTCTTAAACCACTTCTCTAGCTCTTTATAAGTGGCTCCTTTACGTGCGAACGTAGACCTGCTTATTAATTCTTTTGCAATGTTTTGCACATAATCATTAGTTTTAAATTCCTCTTGTTCAGCCACAGATGTAATCTCATTTTCTATACCCGCTATTTCTGCGCTGTATTCAAGTTTGACAACATCTCTACCCAAGTTAAACCCTTTAATTCTAAAAGCATCCAACATATTTTTATCATGCCCAGGATTACCCGTTCTACGTTGTAATGACTTAGCATAGGATGTTTCAGGTAATGTGTTTATAAACAATTCAACAACACTTTCTTTCAACGCGGTTCCTTTCTTTTTATCTATACCGCTTTGATCTATTATGTCCATAACCTGCCTCACAAATGAGTTCGGAGGGGCATTATCTTTCATAAATTTGTTAAATGCAGAATTAGTATTATCCACCCTAACATCACCATCAGCTAGTCCTTGGGCTTGTATTTCTGCAGCTCTCCTATCCATCTCTCTTTTTGTAGACACTAACTCAACAACTAACGGATCTTTTAAGCCTCGTGATTCTGCATCTTTTGCTATGTATGATATTTTATACGACCCTTGACGCACTAAAGGAAAGTATACTTTTAACTCTTTACCTTTAAATATTTGATCGAAAATACTTTGTATTTTTGTTGCAGATGCGCCTTTTAAGTCTGCTTTAATTCTACCTTCTAAAATTTCTTTTAACTTATCAAAATTCTTTTGGTAAAATTTTCTTTGCGTGTCAAATACTTCTCTCCATTTATCTTTGCCAAACTTATCGTTTAATTTTTTTACAATCTCCTGTTGTTTGTCATACCTAGAAGCTAAATCAGCATCTTTTGGTCGAGCTGCTGTGGGATCAATTTGCCATATAGTAGCTCCAAAGGTCTCATCATAAATAAGATCGTTTAGTAAGGCTTCCATCCCGTCATTCTTTTTTAAAATATTTAAGACCTTTCGTATGGCATCATCAAAAGCGATATTTGCATCGTCAAGACCACCTCTTTGTCTAAGTAACGCATCATTTAATTGAAACCCTAGTCCTTTAAATCCGTTTCTGTCGGCTAAATCTCCTATGACCAGAGAATCGGTAAACCCTAATATAAACTGTTGTATCCAGTTTTTTAATCTATACACCACCTCAGAAAAACTATCTAGCCACTCAGTCTTTTGTGCTTTTGTCATAGCTTTTTCTTTTGCCTGCTTGCCCAAATCTTTTAGTAACTGACTAACTCCTACTTGATCTGATGCCATACTAAATACACCAGCGTTTCTGCTGTTAGGCGCAGGTGCTAATATAGATTCTACCAGAGGATCTACAGTATTCAGGGCTGTATCAGTGCGTAAAATATCTTGAAGCGGCATAAGTTTGGCTCCCAACACACGCTGTAGCATGTTAGCTACTATATTACCAAAGCGTCGTAGTGCGCTGAGAGGTTTGCCTTTTGGTGTAATACCTGCCAACTGCCGTCTGAACTCTGGACTACTAAAGGCTTCAGCCACAAACTCATCTAAGTTTTTAGATCCATACGCTGTATCAAGACTATCTTTCACGTCATTAAATAGTGTGTTGAGTTGTTTTGTTGTGACATTGGACGGCTGGGCTAGCGTGGCAGACGTAAGCGCATGTGTTACCTCGTGCAGTAATACATGAGGGTTCATGCCTCTGTCAGGGTGTAATTCTATTGTGTTTGTCTTAGGATCAAAAAATCCAGCTATATCCTTTGATAGATTACTATTAAGAACAACTTTGGTATCTCCCATCTTAGCTGCTAATTTAGAAGCAAGTGTGACCATCTTTGGAGGTATTATACCGTTCTCGTTTCTCTTACCAAGATATTCAAGAGCTTTCTTAAGTTCACCTGCTTTCAACAATGCTCGCACATCGGGGTGAAACTTTATACTCATACCAAGAACTTCGCTTGTACGCATGTTTAAAAAGTCAGCGTTGACATCCATGCTGTACAAATTGCCATCAGCATCAACAGCTGTTTTCTTTTTACCTAAATTAGCAAGTATACCTGAGTCACCATTTATTTGTGCCGATAGTTTAGCTCGTTCGTCCACTTCTATTTGTTTTAATTTTAGTATTGTTTTGTACGCTGATGGGGCATTATCCTTTATCCATTTTACAGCATTGTTTGCTCGCTCCTGTCCTGTCCCTTGCCGCATCCTTTCTGCAGCTAGAAATAATTGTTCAACCTCTGATACAGGTCCTACTCTTTTCTCCATTGTAAAGAAGTCATCAGGTCGTCTATATTTTTCTACAGGTGTAACCTTCTCTTCGTATTTAGCCCTACCTGATATGGCATCTTTCATAACCTTTCCAGTTTCAGGGTCTTTCTTTTTCACCAGTTCAATGTCCTGCAGAATCATGTCATGTGCTATGACCTCCAAGGCATAACCTGTATTACTATACCTTTGAAGATAATCTCTCGCGGCTTCTGCAGGTCTGTCTTTATCTTTTACTTTTGTTTGTCCTATGGCTAGACTAATTAGCGTAGCTTTATCTTTAGCATTGGTGTCATCTGCTACTTCTTTTGTACCCTTAAAAAAGTTTTTATCTATCAAAGCATCGTCATCAGAGGCATTTTGCTCAAACCAAGCTGTATGTTTTTCAGTTAGATCTCTGACTTTTGCTTTATCTTTAACTCGTGCTTCTTCTTCTTTTTGTTTGGTAAGTGTTTCTAAGGCTTCATCAGTTTTCTTATCTCTTTTTTCTTTTGTTGATTGTGCCTTTTGTTTCTGCACACTACGTTTTACCTCTGCCTCGTCGTCAATCTCTAAGGCCTCTGGTCTCTTCTTAGGGTCATATTTGACAACTGTATATTCTTTACCTTCTGGCGTTGTAAGCTTTTGCGGTCCCTTCCTGCTTTCTTTAATTTTAACCGCAGCATCGGATATTGCTTTAGTTTGTTGCCCTAACAACGTCCTTCTTGCGCTGCTGTATTGTTCTCTAAGAGCAACTGCTTCTGAGGACTTACCCCCTTTTTCTTTTGTGACTTGTTCTATTTGAGGTGTAAACGTGTCATCTAACTCTTTAAATCTAGGTTTAAATTCGTTTCGTATGTCTGCTTTTGATTGTTGAAAAGGATCTAGTGTGGTTGTAGCTCCTAACCCCTCTGCAAGTTGTGTTTCTGCGTCTACAGTGGTCTCAGTTGCAGGGGTTTCCGTTACAGTTGTCTCAGTTGCGGTTGTCTCCGTTACAGGGGCTTGTGTTGTGTCAACAAACCCTGCTTCAGGTCCTTTTTCTTTCTTTTTTGTTTTTGTTTTTGTTTTTGTTTCTGCTTTTGCTTCTGTTTCATCTGGTATTAGCATCTCTTCTGCTATTGATGCAACTTCGCCTTCTTTTGGGTCGGGTGTCACTGTCTCTAATTCTACTACACCTTCTTCTTGCTTTTTAGATATTATATTTTTTACTTTTTCTTCTACTTTTTTCTTTGCATCTGTTTTAGGTGGGGTATCTACTTTTTTCTTTACAGGTGCAGCTTGCGTCCCCTTTTCTCTTAACGCTTCTACAGCCTCTGCTTTTGTCATGCCTTTGGGGATATCCAGACCATTAGCTTTCATAGCTCTTCTAATTTCAGGGGTAATATTAGTGTCTGTGGTAGATATCTCCTGCTCATCAAACTTAGCTGCTACTTTAGCACCTGCAGGTGTGAGTCCTGGGTACTTTTCTTCAGCTTCTTTCTTTTTCTCTAGTGTAGACTTTTGTTTTCTTTTTCCCACATCGTCAGGTCCAGCAACTGTTCCAGTAGTATCCACTCCAGTGGTTGTAACTTCCTCAACGGCATCGGCAACCTTTCTATCGGTTGTATCGAGTTTCTTGCGTTGTGTATCGTCTCCAACGCTAACTCCACTTCTTTTGTCGTCAGTCTTTGTATCATCTACTTTTGCTCCTCTTCTTGGCGCGATCATGTCTGCTATGGCTTGCACAAACCCACCGACTCCTGCACCATAACCCAGTGCCTCGTTTGCTCCTTCAAATTTACCTTGTTCTGGGTTATACACACCTCGCTCTATGAGGTTTTGCGCCACAGCAGCAGAGTATTCTTGCACTCCTTCTATACCTGCCTGTTCTAATATACGTCGTCCTCTGTTTATTATACCTCTCGTGCCCTCTGCGCCTATACCTTGCCTAAATACAGATTTCAAACGTTCAAGAGGTATTAGTTCTGACAACCCTACCCCTGCACCGAACAAGGCTGATTTTGCTCGTTGTTGCTCTGTAGCACCAGCTTCTCTTGCTCGTTCGCTAGCTTCTCCTGCCCCTGCTCCCACAGCCAAGGCTCCCCCTGCCACAGGATTTATTATAGAAGCCCCTAGTATGCCCCCAAAAGACCCTAGAGCTTCAGAAAACTTACGGGGTATGTCGGTGGCTCCTATGCCTATGTTTATGTCAGGAGCTAAGAAGTCCTGCACACCTCCACCTATTTTTTTGATCCTGTCTCGCACGGGTGCTTCTATTGATTCGGGTAGTACTGTCGCTGCCCCTAACGCACCCTGTTCTAATAACCCTGCCACACCACTACCAAGCCCTTTAAACACCTCTCCTGTTTGATCGGCTATGGTGCTAGGTCTTTGTCTTGCGGCTTCTAAGATACTTTCGTATAGCAGATCGTCACGCTCTTTCGCGGTACGTCGTGTCTTTTCTCTTTGTTCTTCTAGATAAAGATTTACGAGTTCTTTTGTGGTAGCCCCTTCGGGACCTTTTACTTTTACAGGAGTCCCATCTTTCCTATATATTTCATATGTAGGCATACCACCTCTCTAGGATTGTTTAGGCTGTCGGGTCATGTCAAAGTCCATAGCATTTAGTTGATCTATCAAAAATGCTTTTTGACCTAGTAGTCCTGCTCCTCCAAAACCCATGTCTGTTCCCATAGAGTTAGCACGTTGTGTTATAGCTTGCTGTACCAAACCTTCTGCTACTGCTAGGGCAGATCTGTTTTTATCGCTTGGCTTATCTATAAAATCTTGTTTGGCAACTTCGTAAGATATACCTATGGGTGAGTTCATGACATCTGCATTTATATCCTGCAAAATTTTATCAATGTCATTAATACGTCTTATCAGGTTGTTTGATGTTAACTCTGTGGATTTTAGCTTATTAGCCGCATTCATAGCAGCAACTTTATCTCTTTGTATTTGTAACCCAATCATGCCCATATTATTGTCAAGGACTCTTTGAGTATGTTGTACGTATGCCCTACCCATATTCTGTAGTCCCCCAGGAGCTGTCAATACAGTTATAACACCTTGTAACCACTCATCATACGCTCTGGCTTTACTTGCTCTGGTAGCTGCAGAATCACCTGTTTTAACAGGTCCAGGAGGTTTTCCAGGAGAGTCTATCTCTTTCTTCCCTGCATCAGGAGCAAAATCTCTAGCTGTCCTAAAAGCCTCTCTAGCGGCTTCGTCTGTTCCTGGAGGCACAGTAGAATCATCTTGCGGCAAACTTAGCAATCCTGCTGTCCCTACAGCGGTAGATGTAGCTGAGAGGGGGGGAGCTTTTTTAGGTATAAGTTTTCTACCTAGTTTAGCTAGTCCCTTAATCCCTGCCCCTGCTAATCCAAGCCCAGGATACACCAAAGCAGTGCTAGCAAGAGTGCTTATGGGAGCTTCTTTAAAAGATTGTTTATAGGCTTCAAACAAATCCCCCACGTTACTTTCAGTAAGAGGTATGCCCATATTCTTAACGTAATCTACAAACCCTAAAAAATCTTCGTTAGATACAGGTGTTGTTAAAGTCTCCATGACAGATCTATTATTCTGCACTTCATTACCATTCGCATAACCCACTATGCCTCCTTGGGCAGCGGTTTGTACTTTTGGTACAGGTGCGGCAGCGAGACCCCTACGTCGGCTTGATAGAGCTTTTAGCATACGAGGGTCAAGTTTAGCCATAGCCTGCATGTTTTGGTTCATAGTCCTTTTGCGTTGCCCTAATATACCTGCTGTCTGACGTGTTACATCAGCCAGACTTTGTCCCACCAGCTCAGATTCTTTTTGGGCTTTTATAGAGTCTGGATTAGCTCCCATCAGCATATTTACTTGATTCTCTGCGGACTGTCTTTTGGTTAACGCCATCTGTGTGGCGAGTAATTCAACCAGCCCCTTTGACAACGCGGCTTTTCTTTGGAGTTCACCTGCTGAATCACCTGCCAACATACGCTCTCTTCTGGATATATCTCTGTCTATGCTACCAAGTCCAAGTGTCATTTACTAATTACTCCCGTAAGGGTTGCCAAATATCTGTCGTATCAATCCCATCACCCCGCCAACATTTGATAGTGTTCCTGCCAACGCTGTGGGTTGTTGATAAGTATACGATTGTGTTTCAAGAGGTAAGTTTTGCAACAGCGACTGCATATACTGAACCATCTTTAGCGGACGGTCACGTTCCTCTTCAAACTGTAACTTGTCAGCAGTTATACCTTCTGTCTCTATACCTCTTTGAGTAGCTCCCGTATCTAACTGTGCGTCAAGAGCGGCAAGACCAAACTTGTTTATGTCCTCTTGTACTCCTCTAGCTCTGTCTTGTTCTACGTTAAACTGCCTCATGGCTTGTGTATACGCATCGGAATAGCCTTTGCTTGTTATGTCACCCAATCGTGTTTGTAGATTTCTATCACGTTCTGCGTCCATTATCGCTTGTCTGCCACCTCCAAAAGCACCTGCTTTAGTTAGCCTTGATCGGTCAGCAAGGGCAGATATATCAGACTGTCGTCGTGCTTCTCGTAACTGAGGAGCTAGAGCTGCCTCTAAAAACGGGTTCATATACTGTGTGGCTATACCCCCTGTAAAAGTTTGGGGTGTAAACGCCCCCATCTCACTTGTGGGCACGTTAATATTACCTAGCCCTTGGAACGCTTGTGTTTGTAAATCAGATGGACCTGCGGTTAAAGGGCCTTCGTACGCCTCAAACGGCATAGAGGCAAGTCCTTGTCCCCTTCCTAACATCTCAGTCACATAAGGTCCTACATAACTAGAAAGAGCAGACTCTGTGCCTATCTGTGGGTAAGGATTAGGGTTTGTAAGTCCTGTTCCTGTAGTATCTGTTATGGAAGGATTCGTACTCATGCCATTTCTCCTGTAGGTAAGAAGTCTTGTGGGTCTATCTCAGGGGCTTGTTTCTTAGTTCCTGTCCGCGCCATTCTTATACCGTCCATCATCCCTTCTAGTTCTTTTGCACCTGCATCAGAGTTACCATTGCCTAGATGACTAACCACATCCGCAGGTATGACAAACTCACCATCACTTAACATGGCAGGTTGTTCTCCATCTATCATAGCAGGTATCTCGTCAGCCATGCCATCGGTAGCCCCATCTAAGTACATTCCTTCCTTAAGTCCTAGTAAACCCCCTGTATTCATGGTTTGCACAGGATAACTAAAAGGACTTGCTTTATTTAACGCAGCCAACCCCATAGCTTGCTCGTCAGTTAGGGCTTGGGCATCTGCTATACCTCCCCCTTCAGGTACAAATTGCACATCTGAAAAATATCTTTGCCCTCCACTTCCAGGTCGTCTGTTTGGATCAAAAGCCCCTGGGACACGGCTACGAACGGCTGTGTAGTTAGGTATGCCTCCTTGATATCCTTGTGGTTGTTGGGGACGTGAAGTGGGTAATATGCCAAGTAAGCTGGCTCCCAAAGCTCCTATCCCTCCTGCCTTAACAGGGTCAAACTTACCACCAGTATAAAACAACGTATTAAGAATGTTATCAAAGAACCCCCCACCAGGTGTACCACCGCTAGTTGTACCCCCACCAGGTATACCTCCACCAGGTGTACCTCCGCCAGGAGTATCTGTTACTCTTTTGTACTGATCTATAAGTTGATAAATGGTAGAGGGTTTGCTTAAAAACGTAGATGGAGTGGTAGGCACATAATCCAAGTCGGGCTGGGTGTACAACTGGTCAAAGTCTATGCCTCCATTGTCGTTAGACGCAGGTGTTCCTCCACCGTCTGGAACTACAGGAACACCTCTATAGGTAAAGCTAGGAAACTCAAAGTCCCTGATATAATCTCTCGCGCTCGTAAACGCTGTCTGATACCAAGGAGTGTAATCTGGATTTGGTAATACAGCCATATTATGCAGTTCCTATTATATCTAACAATTCTTTTGTATTATCATTATACATAGTATTTCTATAAGGTCTAGTAAACATAAATTCTTGTTGTGGATTAGCAAATATACTACTGAAGTCGTAAAAGTAGTCTATTGGTCTGCCTTTTGGCGTTGTTACAGTAACAGGTTGTGCGCCCATAAGCCCTGCTATACCTAGCTCTTGTGGCCTTTCTGGTATGTTTGCAGGAGGCGGTAGAGGTATGTTTGCAGGTTCAGGCGGGTCGTAAACTTCGGTCTTAGGGCTTACGGCAACTTTAGGGTCTACCTTTGGGTCTACCTTTGGATCTACTTTTGGGTCTACTTTAGGGTCTACTTTGGGATCTACCTTTGGATCTACCTTGGGGTCTACAACAACTTCAGGGGTGATGGTCGGATCTACCTTGGGGTCTACACGCACCTCTGGTGTTATTTTTGGGTCTATTGTTGGAGTTATAAGGCTGTCTACAGTGCTAGATATGGTAGCAGTATCTGTTGTAAGATCTAATGTAGGTAAGGTTTTGGGTTTAGCCGTAGGAATATCTAGTGTGGGAGTTGTATCTGTTTTTACTAATCCTGCCTCTGTTAGTATATCCTGTATAAGAGTGGGGTCTGTTATATTTGCATCTTTTAACACTTGTTCAGCTATTGTTATTTGGTCGTCCATAGACAAGACAGATTCAGAATCAATAGTCAGTTCTGGGACTTTTGTTAAAGTTTCTTCAGATATAGTGGGTTTTACAAAATCAGTGTATAAATTAGGAGCTGCATTTTTTGCCATTATAGCGGCATCTATACCCGTGTTAGCTGTTATAGCACTAGATCCTGCTATAAAAACAGCTCCACCATATGTTTTTACGTCCTCACCTAATTCTTTTGCTAAGTCATCCGAAAGACCAGCGGCTCCTGCAGCGGTTGTTATAACCTCTTGTAGTCCCTCAAATCCCCCCTCTTTTGCAGGGTTTACAATAAATCTCCCTTTTCCAATACCTATGGCGTTTAACAACCCACTAGCAGAAGCCCCAGTAGAAGCATACAACCAATCCGACGCGTTTGGGGCCTCACGACCTGCTCGTCTTGCTCTTTCCAAGGCAATGGGACCTACAACTTGAAACGCCTCAACAAATACGGGACCTACAGGTCCTGCTACAAAATAAGATAAAACTGTAGCGGTAAGGTTTGCTCCTTGTTCTAATATAGCGTTGTCAAGTTTTGACCAATTATATCCTTTACCTTCATCATTTATAAACTGTGCGGTAGCAGAAGGGCCTTCAAACGCTAATTTTTCTTGGGCTTTTTGAGAAAAGTTAACCATCCCATCTTGCCCCATACTCTGCCCTGCAGCTTCCATAAGCTGTAAATAATTACTTAGAGTTGTGGCTCCTCCCCTTGCTAGATCTGTCTTATATTGATTAAATTCTTCAACACTTGCTTGTATATCTTTGGCAAAATCAGAATCTTGTAATCTCTCTCCCTCTAAATAATAGGCAAAGTAAGGATCTTTCTCTGCTAATTTTTTTAGATCAACGTCAGACAATGTTTCGGAATACTTAACATTTTTTCCTATATCAGTCGGTAATAAATCTCTTTCAGCTACCTTGGGAAAAGTATCTTTTGGTTCAGAGGGTACATCCACAGGAGCTTCTGGTTTTATTTTTGGTACATCTCCTACGGCAGTTTCTTCTTTGGGTACATCGGGAGGAACAAAAGTAGGATCTAAAGGTTTACTTTTACTGGTGGGAGAGATTTGAGTGAACAGCTCTGTAGGGTCTTTTGCGACTTTAGTGGGCTGATCCCTAAATTTATCTAACGTTTCTTTGTCAGGAAGCACTGCTTCGGTTAGCATCTCTCCTGTATCCATAGGCAGTTCTTCTACAGGGTCTATAACTTCTGTAATACTGTTTCGTATCTCTTCTGTAGCTAGCTCCCCCAGAGCATTATTTATAGCAGCGTTTGCATTTTTACCTTGTGCTTCGGCTGTTAGTCCAACAGACAGTATCTTAGCAATATCTGCTTTCACCTCTGGAGTAAAATCTGTCACCTTGTTAACCACGGGCTGTAACACGTTATTCATAGTGGTCACAGTCGCTGCTTTCACCCCGTCACCTCCCATCAGACTTGTTGCAACGCCTGTTCTTAGTGACGTATCCAAGGTTTTACCCGCAGCGGTTGACGTATCTATGTTTAACGAGTCCACTATGCCGTTTGTAGTTTTGGACACAAGCTGCGTTTCGTTTAGCACAGAGCCTATAACTGCTGTTTCTAGATCTCCACCGTTTGTTACGACGTTAACGGCTGTATCTGTGACTATATTAGCCATAGTAGAGCCTATTTGATCCGTCAATGTCTCTGCCACAGCACTGCCAGCCACATCTAGCACAGGTGCGGCTACGGTGGATACCACAATGCTTGTTAACACCTCCCCAGGATCAGCTCCTTTATCTACAGCATTTGCACCATTTATTATAGGTACAGCCCATGCGTTGTTTGTAGCCACAGCAGCCACGTTTACAACTGTTCTTAGGTCAGGGTTATCTAGTATGGCTTCTCCCACAGGGCGTAACACGTCAGCCGCAGCATCAGCAACTGGTCTCACAACATCACCAACAACATCAGCCACAGGGCGTATAACATCTCCAACTGTGTCAAATACCTCTTCTACAGCATTTACCACTACGCAGCCTCCATAAGTGGTTTATCCCCAAATTTTACAAACATACCATATTCTGCGGAGTTTTCTAGCTCCACCACCTCTAATTTTGTGCCTTTTTCTTCAAGTCTTTTCTTTAACACACGTAACCCTGGTAGCAGTCGCTCGTTACCTATACGTGCGCTAACGTGTGTTACACCGTTTTTCTGTAAAAAAGCCCCATATTGGTACATATTGTCTATAATGTTACGCCCTACATCCATATTATATATTCTCACGTACATATTATCTCTTTCTTTATTGCGTACCCCTAAAAATATGGTGTTGCCCACTTGAACTGTCTGCACGTTTTTATCGCCTATCTCTTGCAAGATTAACCCAACTGCTTGTTCCATAGGCACATCTTCTGGTATCTGACCTGAACCTCTAAGATTCGTTATAGCACCAAACAATACTTGGTTATAGCTTAGTTTCTCTTTCTTGCTGTCTTTTAGCTCCACTATGTAATCTCCAGGTAACTTGCTACCACGTGTAGTCTGTTTGCTGTTGCTGCTGTTACCTTTAATATCTCTGATGCTTGAACAACAAGGGGGGCTGTTAGAAGCTCTACTGTGCCATTTGCACCTACTGCTTTTACTTTATATATACTAAATACATCTGATCCGCTGGTTATGGTTAGTGTTATAGTATCAGCGTTACCTGAGTCCTCGGATACCAATATAGACTTTACAAGAGCTGTAGTGCTTGCAGGGCAGGTATATAGAGTGGTTATACTTGTGCTTGAAAGGTCTACCTTAGAGTTTTTATAATTATTTGCCATTAGCTAAGAAACCACCCCTGTGCATCTGATTGTTCTTTCAACGTATTCTTCCTAAACTGCTCGTCTATTTGGTTAAAATACAGACGTAACGCATCGTTTAGCTTCATAGCTTCTTCTCGGCTGTATTCTGCTCTTGGTAGTGGTAACGCAGGAGCGCGGAAAAGAACTTCATAATCGGTTAAATCTATACTCATTAGCGTCTCCCATCAGGTCGCATATCCAATCTAGGAGAGCCAAGCTGCCATTGCACCCCTGTAGCGTTGGATTGTATCTTTAAATTAAGCTGTCGTCCCCTAACACGCACATCAAGTTGACTGGTAAACGCTTCTACGGGTGACGTAGCAGAACGTGTTACTGTACCACTGCTGTT